AGCTGGTTGAGCAGTGTAGTGTCGAGGCTGCCTGGCAGTGCTCGCGCGCACGGGGCTGGTGCAGTGCGACTGCCTCGCGTTGTCATTCGCAGTGCCAGATATTCCATAATGGATATTATGCGACAAGCTGTTTCTTTGTTTTACAATAGCTTAGCTTTGCAACGCTGGTTTACGCAGCGCATATGTCGGTTACGGGACAGGAATCAGTGCATATTTTGGCGCAAGACCGGGGGCTTTACCAGGTGCGCGGACACCCCCACCACCCCCAGACCCGCCCGCCGGATCTATATGCATATATAGCCTGATAGGAGCCTGTCTCTCACATGGACATTGACCTGACCCGCCCCGTAATCTACGCAGCCGATTGCGCGCTCTGTGAGCTCTGTGGAGAGCCTGTGTGCCCGCGTTGCCTGGTACACTACGCTGAGTGCCCTTGCCCCGGCCCTGACAGCTCTGACGACGATTGATGCAGATTGAGATCCCTTATGCTCCGAGGCCTCTCCAGGCGCAGCTTCACAACGAGCTTGCTGCCAAGCGCTGGGGCGTTGTTGTTTGTCATCGTCGTTTTGGCAAGACGGAAACGGCGATCAATCATTTGCTGCGCGCTGCGATTCTTTGCAGCAAGCCTAACCCGAGATATGCGTACATAGCGCCGACATATCGCCAGGCGAAGGCTGTGGCTTGGGATTATCTCAAGCAGTTTGCAGGTGCTGTGCCTATGGTTCGGTTTCATGAGACAGAGCTTCGGGCTGATTTGCCGAATGGAGCGAGGATCCAGCTGCTTGGCGCTGAGAATCCAGATAGTTTGAGGGGGATTTACCTCGACGGCGCTGTGCTGGACGAAATGGCAGACATGCCTGAGAGTTTGTTTCCTGAGATCATCAGGCCGGCACTGAGCGACCGTAAGGGCTGGGCGCTGTTCATTGGCACCCCCAGGGGGCACAACGCTTTTTTCGAGCTGTACGAGGCAGCTGGTGGCCAGGAGGACTGGCACACGGCGATTTACAGGGCAAGCGAGACTGGCATCCTCGATGACGAGGAGCTTGAGGCTGCAGCTGCGATGATGACGGCTGACCAGTTTGCCCAGGAATATGAGTGCTCTTGGGTTGCGAATGTACCGGGGGCTGTTTTTGGCAAGGAGATGCAGGAGGCTCACGAGAAGGGCCGCATCGGTTCGGTCCCTTACGACCCGAGCTGCCGGGTGGACACCTGGTGGGATCTGGGCGTAGGGGATAGCACGGCGATCTGGTTTACGCAGTCTGTCGGCAGGGCGGTCCATGTCATCGACTTCTATGAGAACAGGGGGGAGGGCCTCCCGCATTACGCCAAGGTTCTCCAGGAGCGTGACTATTTCTACGGGACGCATAATGCGCCGCACGACATCGAGGTCCGCGAGCTGGGCTCTGGCAAGAGCCGGCGCGAGACTGCCTGGGATCTAGGAATCAATTTTAGGGTAGTTCCGAAGCTCCCTCTCGAGGACGGGCTCCATGCTGCACAGATGCTGATCCCTCGGTGCTGGTTTGATGCAGAGCTCACAAAGCCGGGGCTCGAGGCGCTCAGGCAGTATCACAGGGCCTACAACGAGAGGCTTCGCAGCTTTCGGAATACGCCTGTCCATGATTGGTCGAGTCATGCAGCGGATGCTTTTAGGTATCTGGCGGTAGGGCTTCGAGAGAACACCTGGTCCGAGAAACCGCCGCAGATCATGGCTGACAGTAACTACAACCCACTGGGGGCTAGTTTATGAGCATTTTGAGACCAAAGGTGCCGGTTCCGCCGCCACCTCCACCACCGCCTCCTCCGCCGGTAGTGCCTGACCCTGTTGTGCGTCCGAATGACCCCGTCGAGGTCGCGAAGAGGAAAGCAACAGACCCGAAGGTCGCAAGCCGTAAACGCAGCGTGAAGACAAGTGCGCGTGGCGTCCTGGAGGATGCACCCCTGGAATATGCAAGTCTTATCGGCCAAGCAAATAAGGATACAGGATAATGGGCGGTCCAGTAGCAGAAGACAGCGGACGCGATAACCGCGCAGCCGTTGCCCAGGTCCAGGCCAGGCAGCGCCAGGCAGAGGCAAACCGCTTGCCAGGCGCACTGGGGGCCATTCAGGGCGCTATGGGCGATTTTAACAGGCGCAACATCACACGAGGCCTGGAGCTCGGCGGTGAGGCCGTCAGGGACGAGCGTGGCCAGGTTGTAGGCGTTATCAACAGGAATCAGCTTGGTGGCAGGGTTTACTCGGGCCGTGCTGGCTATAACCCCTTTGCCCCGCCAGATACGAGCAGCGACAACGACGAACCTCGTGCAGCTCCCGCAGCTGCTCCACCAGCAGCTCCGCCGGCAGCAACACCTCCAGCATCTCCCACTGGGGGCGCGCCCACTTCCTCCACCGGGCCAGCGCAGCCGGCGGAACCTATCCAGCCCAGATCTGTGGTCAGAAGCGCCTCTGATACGGCTGCGACGACCAGGGGACGGCAAAGCCCGTATGCACGGGGCCGGCGTACCAGGACAGTGCTGACAAGCGGCAGAGGCGTCCTGGGCGCAGCGCCGACCGAAAAAGCAACACTTCTAGGCGGTAACTGATATGGCAGTAGACGAAAAGGCAGCCCTGCTGCTCAAACGGTTCGGCAGCCTGGAGAACCAGCGCCAGACCTGGGAGAGCCATTGGCAGGAAATCGCTGACTATGTCGTGCCGCGTAAGGCTGACGTGACAAAAGTCCGCTCTCCTGGCGACAAGCGCACAGAGCTGATCTTCGATGGCACCGCCATCCATGCAGCCGAGCTGCTCAGCGCCTCGCTGCACGGTATGCTCACAAACGCATCGACCAGCTGGTTCTCACTCAGCTTCGGTGATCGTGAGCTCGATGGCGACGATGAAGCCCGTGAATGGCTGCAATCTGTCGAAGATGTGATGTATAACAGCTTCAACCGCTCCAACTTCCAGGAGCAAGTGCATGAGCTGTACCACGATCTGATTACCTTCGGCACAGCTGTCATGTTCGTAGAGGCAGATGACGACTTCGATCTGCGCTTTACGACCAGGCATATCTCCGAATGTTACCTATCGGAGGACCAGAACGGTCGTGTCGATACCGTCTATCGCAAGTTCAAGATGCCGGCCAGAGCAGTCCTGGCGCGCTTCGGCGCAGAAAACCTCAGCACAAAGATGCTGAAAAAAGCAGAAAACGACCCTTATGAGATGATGACGCTGATCCACGGCGTCTTCAAACGCGATGAGCGCGACACCACCAAGGTCAACAGCGCCAACAAGCCTATCGCGTCTGTCTACCTGGATCCCGAGGAGAAGAAGGTTATCAGCGAAGGGGGCTTCGATGAGTTCCCCTACATGGCACCGCGCTTCCTTAAAAGCTCCTTCGAGATCGGATACGGGCGCAGCCCCAGCATGTCCGCCCTGGCTGACATCAAAATGCTCAACAAAATGTCCGAGACAACGATCCGGGCAGCTCAGAAACAGGTGGATCCGCCGCTCCTGGTGCCAGACGATGGATTCATCTTGCCCGTCAGGACCGTCCCTGGAGGGCTCAATTTCTATCGCAGCGGGACACGCGACCGCATCGAACCACTAAATATAGGGGCTAACAACCCTCTGGGCCTCAACATGGAGGAACAGCGCCGGCAAGCTATCCGCGCCGCCTTCTATGTCGATCAGCTGATCCTGGGCCAGGGACCGCAAATGACAGCCACCGAGGTTGTCCAGCGGACAGAAGAGAAGATGCGCCTCCTGGGCCCGGTCATGGGCCGGATGCAAGCCGAGCTGCTGCAGCCGCTTATCACCAGGACATACAATATCCTGGCCAGGAAGAAGGCCTTTGCCCCGGCACCGGAGTTCATGCGGAACAGAAACATCGAAATCGAGTATGTATCGCCGCTGGCCAAAGCACAGCGCCAGGGCGACATCCAGGCGCTGACCAGGCTGCTCGAGCTCATGATGCCGCTCTCCCAGCTCGATCCAGGCATCATGGACTACATCGACACAGACGGGATCTCCAAGCACCTCATCAAGGTACTGGGCATCCCGGCCACCGCTATCAAGGGCGACCAGGAGGTGGCACAGCAGCGCCAGCAGCGCGCCCAGGCACAGCAAGCCCAGGCACAACAAGCTCAGCTCACCGAGCAAGCCCAGGCAGCTGGGGCCGTCGCACCGTTTATTGAGGCAACCAAACAATGACGCCGGAAGAAACCAGGCAGCTCTACAAGGAAGTATTCACAACAGTTCAAGGCCAGACAGTCTTAGAGGATATGGGCTTGAGATTTTGTGAACACTCTTCAACCTTCTCTGTGGAGCCTAATGAGACAGCCTACCGTGAGGGGCAGCGCACGGTGGTCCTGTTCATCAAATCAATGCTGCGCGACCAGAAACAGCTAGAGGAAATGGCACAAAATGAGTGAAGAACAGGTAGCGGAGGTCTCCGAAGCGGAGGTAGCCCCGTCTGGCATCAGTGAAGACTGGCGCTCAATGATCCCCGAGGAAATACGGGACCACAAATCACTTTCAACCATCCAGGATGTTGGCAGTCTGGCGAAGGGCTTTGTTCACGCGCAGTCGATGATCGGCGCGGACAAGATCGCTCTCCCAGGTAAAACGGCCAGCGCTGACGATTGGAACGCCGTGTGGAGCAAGCTCGGGCGTCCAGAGGATCCTGGGGGCTACGAGATCAACTACGCCGCTCCAGAGGGCACACAGCCCGACGATGGAACGGTTGACTGGTTCCGCCAGGTCGCGCATGAAGCCGGGCTAAATAACGCTCAGGCTCAGCTGATTATGGATAAATATGCTGGCCGTCTGGGCGAGCTCGTCACTATGGACGAAGCCCAGGTCGAACAGACACAAAAGGAAACCATGAACGCTCTCGAGCGTGAGTGGGGCGATGCTTTCGAGGATCGGCTAAATGTTGCCAATGCAACGCTGCAGGAGTTCGGTGATCTGGACCTTGCAGAGATGCAGATGCCAGATGGCACCAGGCTTGGCGACAATGCCGACTTCATCAGGTTCACAGCCAATATCGGGCACTATATCCAGAGCCGCATCGGTGAGGATAGCCTGGAGGGCGTGAAGATGTCCGGCGGTCAAACGCCTGACGAAATGCGCGAGGAGCTGGCAACACTCCGAGCTCCTGGCACCCCGTACTGGGACGCCAGGCACCCAGAACACGAGTTCCAGGTGAGGAGAGCTTTCGAGATCCAAGAAAAGCTCGCTGCTCTCCCCGCCTAGTCTGCAAGCCAGGACAAGCCCCAGGGCCCCTGCAGCGCAGACAACAAAAACCAGGATAAGCCTCGAGCCCCTGTCGGGAGCAGCCGTTACTGCACAACCCCTTCGTCCGGCGGTCGCCGGGTAGCGATATTGTCAAAACGTGTGTGAACAAGGAGGGTAGCATGTCTACTCAAATCACCACCG